GCGCTTAGGTGCACATTGATAACTTGTTCTCACTTACTGTGGGAATAGGGACTTCATAAAGTTACCTAAAGACGGACTTTGGATTAAACCTCGTCCGGCTCTCCAGCGGAGCTATCCTACCTGCTATTTATTCGCAGGCAAGCCCTCCTTTCCTCTCTGCCCCGCAGGGCGCAAGGGTTGGGTAACCAGCAACGTAACTGGTACAGTAGGATGTAAGCCCTCTGGTTCGCAATTGTCTCGTGGAACTCGAGTGAACGCCGTGTGATTGTGATATCGTCACGTCACGATACAACTACTATTGGCAATTTTGTCAGTCGTAGTTGAGGACTGCCGCTGGGGATGAAACCGTTTCGTCTCAGGCACAGCTTAGGAAACCTCCTATCTTAAAGTGTGAGAAGTTATGGCTCTAAAATCCGAGAGTGAGACTAGTCTTTCTCAAGGACCGCCTAACTCTCCCTATTACTAGGATTGGGTTCTATCTGTGTCTGATTCCTTTTATCTGAGTGTTCGATCTTCTACTCACTTTTCTCATTGCTTTGAAAAGCCGTAAAAGTTTTCCACTAGACCGGTCCACCAACTTAGATGCGCTTCCGCGCTCTGGGAAGGTTAACTGGCTAGAGGAAACAAGCAACCCTAAGTTGCTTTCTACGTTCAGGGCATCCCGAACGTAGTCATCAATAGACATCTCTGGATACACATCAGGGTTTACACCCCGATTAGGATCCATAAGATGCCTAGATGTCTTTGACTCAGAGTCTTCACCGTAGCTCGTGAGTTCCCCCACGAGCTCCCGCAGCATTGCCGCGTATTCAGTCAGAACTGGCTTAGCTATAAGTGTTTCCCAGAGACGCGCACCAGGTAAGATTAGAGCCGGCGTGATACCCTGCTTTCGCAAGGCCTCAGCCGTTTCCGCTTTCGCGGACTCTGTCTTATCCCAGCGCGATTCTCCGGTAATCCACGCACGAGTATTGCAGAATTCTTTCAAAGGAGAAAACTGCACTCGAAGGAATGCATGGGAAAATTTATCCCAAAACAATTCCTTTAGCCTTGGTTCTAACTTAGCCCGCAGGCTCTGCCCCACACGACTCCTTACGGAATCGCTGAAAGGGCCGACCGCACTTGGGGTTACCAAGGACAGCCATTCCTCCCACGAGGTCGTCCCTAAGGATGACTTCGGTGAGCGCAGGATGAGCAGAGCTCCTCGGAGCCGGCCTCCCATCTTATTCCATCGGGCGTTAGCCCGCGAAATAGATCGAAAGCCGAATCCAAGAGCATGCAATACAGCTGATAGGGTCTTCTTCGCGTCTCCCGTGTTGCGTCGAACCAACTCCAAAAGAGTCGGCATATGGCGTATCGCTACGTCATATTCCTTAAACGCTAGCGGGGAAGCGTCTGTCCCTTTGAAGACAAAACGCTTCGCGAATTCAAAGCTTCCGTTCCGGCTATTCAAGGATTTAGCCGCCGAAACTTCCACTCCTAAAGCCCTACAGAGTAGTTCATACTCTTTAGCAACGGCCCGGTTAGCAATAACCAAGTCGTCGCCAAGGAGAGCATATTCGGTGAATCATTCACGGAATCCTACTCGACATGCCGCCCTCTGAACCACCATATGATGGCACAAGGCGAATAAGGCCCAAGACGAGTAAGCCCCCATGGGTTGACCGGCTGCATAGCAAATAGGTAATATCGCTCCTGACGGGTTGTATGCAGAGGCTCCTAAGAGCTTGCACAACGCGTCGTTCGGATAGAACGGCCTTGCTAGCAGGCAGCCCCAAGCTAGGGCGAACTTGTCTGAGACCAGGGTCTCTAGAAGATCCATCTGAACCAGAATCGGGAAACGGTCAGTTGCAGCGGACAGATCGATACTTTTTGCGTATTTGATCTTCCCTTGATGAACCTTTTCTGACAGAGCCCTTAACGGGCGATGTTGGTCATAGAGGCCATCTTGGGGGATCTTACGTAAGCAGTTAAAGAGCTCGTCATGCAAAGGCCGTAACAAGATCTGAGACAGATAATCTAGCATGGCAAAGACACGTATCTTTCCGGCGGGTTCTAGCTTGGGAGCTAGAGACCCAAAGGATACCAAGCTGGTGGCCGATTCGGCACACCGCTCGGCAAATGCGGACTTCCCCAACCGTACGAACTCGTCTATGAATTTCTTATTCAACAGAAATGCACGCGTAGTCTTTCCGGTAGGTTTAGTCCCCATAGCTTCAATATAGCTTCGCACAAGGTTTTCCATGTCTTTGTTCAAAAACAAAGCACGGGCCACCGAAATGCTAGACCATAGTGAAGTTCCTTGCCTCATCGCATTCGGGCTTGAAGTACACAGCAGCAATGGCTTTACTACCGTGTCCGCAAGGGACCGAAAGCTAAATGGGGCTCGGCGGAGGAATTCCTCCCTGAAACAAGCCAAATCTCTACGCACCCAATTCTTCATACTTGAAGGATCGGTAATCGTATTGATCTTAACCTTTCCTGGCATTTCCAAAACTCGGTATAACCCGAGCAAGGTCATCCAGTACCGGATTATCCGCACGTCACCGCTTAATAATCGGCGACGGTGGATGGCAGGTATCAGACGAGGAAAACCTCCTGAAGATCGTGCGATCGCCACCCCAACTGACTGAGCGGAGCGATGTTTTCGCCCAGCCAGTGCTTGCATCAGAAGCACCTGTGATACCTTCAAGCGCTTCACGACACCGGGGACCCCCTGTGTCCGCCATATAGCGGCCAGGTGGAAGGCAAACGAACAGTTGACACGGACGAACCCGTTAGAGAATGAGCCATACACCAGTCGGGTCACCTTATTCAGGTGGCTTACGAGCTGGCGGCCGCCTTTTACGGCAGCAGTCCAGGCTGTGGCACCTAAGACGCCTCGCATGAACCCAATAGGGACATGTTTGGATTTCTTATGTACCATGGTATAAAACTTTTCAGTTTCCAGCCACTTCGGTTTCCGCTTGCGCGGGCCGCAGGACCCCCTCAGGGGGTAGGTTTTCTCGTAGGGTTGACCTACTTAATCTAGCTACGCTATGGACCCGTCTTCCTCCTTTCGGAGTCCGAACTTTTGGCCCGTTCCACTCTCAAATTAGAGAGCTTCCCAGGTTGTGCTTACGCACCATAAGGTAGAGGCGACTAGTAGGTTGCCCCTGCTCGGGATTCTCATTCTGACTCATAGGGGATATGACCCCGACAGAGTGTTAGGTACCGGATGGTGGCTTAGGCCAACCGCTCTCCTCAGGGTTTCCAGGCCCTGGGAGAAGCCTCCTTGGATTCGGAGTAACTTACTCCCTAACTCAGAATCAGCGCTATTGCGCTGATCTACTGACGTGCCTTCAATCGAAGGTACCAAAGCCTCTCAAGAGGGTTAGACTTACATGGATCTCCTACCCAGCACGGGTAGTGTGGTTTCTGATGAAGATTAGCCCGAACACTGAGTGTGCCGTGGGGATGGCAACGTTCTCACTTCGCGCAAATAGGTGCACATTTCTGCTCACCTAAGAGCACTAGGCGAGGCGTCGACATAGGTCGAGGCCTTTAGCCTCCTAAGGGATTTCTCCC